ATGCTTATCCATTTCTGCCCCAGGCTGCTGACGCCCGCGGGGTTCGACCTGCCGTGCGAGCTGATCGACATCCGCATCAAGGAGTTCGACCTGCACCTGCTGGGCGGACGCGACGTGGTGGCGCGCCATCCCCTTCCCGACAAGCGCTACCACGTGGCCTGCCGCAAGGCCGGCTGCAAGGCGGTGAACGGCCTGCTGGTGGAGGTGGAGAAGCACGTACCGCTGTTCACCGTTGACACCCGCTGGAGCATCGACGCCGAGGTGGTCCTGCGCCACCGCGTCGAGTACGTGGTCCTCGATGCCGAGCACGACGCGGTGAGCGACTACATGCTGCTGTGGTGCGACGAGGTGCCCAACTACTTCCTCGGCCAGAGCAGCCCTGCGATGCAGGTGCCGCTCATGGAACTGATACGGGGGAATGCGCTGCAGACCGAGCGACAGGATGTGTTCCGCCTGCCGACGCTGAGATCCGAACGCCTCGACCGACAGCATGCCGACGCCAACCAGCACCTGCCGAGCCGGGACCAGGCGTTCCACGTGAAGGCCGAGCAGATCAGCTACGGGCTGGCCTGACGGCAAGGTCCTCCCGACGGTGTCCACGGGATCCTCGCTATCCGGCGGGCCGTGATCCACCAGCGGTTCTCGCGCGATGCCGTGAAAGCACCACGGACCGACGACCTGGCGGTTCGAGAGGGCTCAGAAACGCAAAAGCCCCGTTCGGCGGGGCTCTGAGTACGCGGATATGGCGGAGGCGGTGAGATTCGAACTCACGGAAGAGTCTCCCCTTCGACGGTTTTCAAGTCTATCGCTGAATTCAAGGTTTATGCGGGTTGCGGCTGGATTTCGTTTCCGCAATTCAGACATTTTTCCTTCGATGGATGCCGCTTGCTGCCTGGGTTGATTCTTAAATTGCGGAAATGATTTTGCCCTCCTCCAGACATGCCTGAGCGCCACTCTCCGCTCGTCGGACGCCCTCGAATACTGGATATTCATACAGCATAATTTCCGGCCCACTCGTCCGCCGGAGATTCCCATGTCCTACTCCGACCCTAGGCATTGCCACCATCAGCGCGTAACACAATGGCTCGCCGCGATACGGCAGCATGCCGCCTGGCTGTACGCCGCGGATGAGCAGTACCTGTATCTGGTGGCCGAGGCAAACGAACTCTATCAGTGCGGAATCGTTGGCCTGCAGGACCGCCACGACATGGTCACCGACGCCTTGGGGATGTACGGCTGGGCGATCGAGCACGGCATCACACGCGAGACGCACTACTGCGCGGACTGCTGCTACGACGTGCTCGACGGCGGCCGTGCTGTCGGGACGGTGGACAGCGAGGGGATCTACCACGGGCCCGCACCCGCACGACAGCGCCTGGGCTACATCAGCCGGGATCCGCTCGACGGGATAACATACCTCCGCCTGGGCCAGTCGCTCGAGCGCGCGGGCGTCGTACGCGGTCTGGAGATCGAACTCGACGCCGGCGGCACGCTGCTGCTTGACGAGCAGATCCCCAGCGACTTCCGGCCATGGCGGTGGGCCTGACTTTCAGCGCTCCGCTTCGTAGGCTGCTACGCCTGAGCCGACGGCGATCCATCCATCCGGCGAGTGCGGGCTTTCGCAGATCGACACTTCCACCGTCTGGCCCTCTTTGGGCTCGGCTGGAAGTATCGCCGCAGTGCGCCGGAGGTCGTTCGAAGACGGCGCGAAAGTGCTTTCAGAGCAGTGGAATGCCCATATCCCGTGCTTGCCGGAACTGCCGACCTGCCTGTCGAGCTTCAGCGTCCACTTCCCCGCCAATCGAATCACCAGCATCGCCCTGCTCCGTAGGAAAAGGCCTTAGTCTACTCCTAATCCTGACAGGCCTGATTCGCTGCCAGGAGCTGCGCCTCGTAACCGATCCGCTGCCGCCGCTCGGCCAGCAGCGCGCGGACCTTGGTCTGTAGGTCGTCGCTCTTCTTCAGCCCAGCCGCTGCCCAGGCCGGCACCTCGACCGCGGGCGCTCGGCACGGCACCGCCACCGGAACTTCTACGCGCACCGTGCGCGGCTCGGCTTCCTGCCGGCCGGCGCATCCCGCCAGCGCGACAATCATCAGCATCAGCACCACCCTCATAGACCCATCTCCTGATCGATGACCGCCTCGGCGGCCGCACACTGCTCACCGGCGGTTCGCTGACTCAGCAGGCGTTGGGCTCCGGCATACTGCTCCGCGGCCTGCTGCCGCCCTCGATCCACAGCTTGCGCGGCATCCCGGGCGCGCTGCTCGCCGGCCAGGCGCAGCGCGGCAACCTGCCGGACCTGCTCTGCCACTGCGGACTCCAACTCTCCCCGGGAGGCACGGCAGGCAGCCAGATCCGCGCTCGCGGCATCCAACTGCGGCCGGTAGTGTCGCGCACCGAGCCAGACACCGCCGGCGGCGCCGAGGCCGACCAGCAGCAGGCAGGCCAGCCCGACGGTTGTCCAGCGCCAAGGGATCACGACAGCGACTCCAGGAACAGCGCACGCTCGGCTGCTCGACGCTTAACCAGACCCTCCAAGCGCTTACCGCCCGCATTCACCCAGCGCGGGAACTGGTCCGCTGCTCCCTGGTAGTCACCCTTGTTCAGCAGCTTGAGCAGCGTGGACGACGCCAGGTTGGACGCGCCGAGGTTGTAGACGAAGCTCATCAGGGCATCCCACTGGTTCTGGGTCAGCGCAACTTTCACCAGCCTGTCTAGCTCTGGCTCGAAGCGCTGAAGGTCGTTCGACAGCATCCGCTCGGCCTGCTCAACGGTGATCGTCATGTAGCGGGTGACGCCCCGTGTGGTGCCGTAGCCAATGGTCCAGACACCTACCGAATCCTGGTAAGCAGACAGGCGCAGGCCCTCGAATGACTTGATGAGGCTCAGGCCTCGATCAGATGTACGCATTGATCAGACTCCAGAAACGAAAACGCCGGCTCTAGGGCCGGCGTTGAAGAGGATGCACAGCAGTTGCTGCTCAGTGATAGGCATAACTCTTCCCCCGAGCTTAAGTCGCAAACACGTACTCGATACCAAACGACGGATATCGACCATACGCCCAAATCTCCCCAAACAGATTTATGTTATTTAAAGCAATCTTGGCTTTTACGTTCAGCCGCAGCTTGGCCACTCCATTCACAAGGTAGTTCGGGTCAGCAGAATCGAACTCAAGGTATGGGTTAGAACCAGATCCGGAAATACCCGTGAAGTCTCCGCTGTAGACGGAAATGTTCAGTTCCTCTCCGCTCAGTCCTGTAGAAATTTTGACCAAGCTTCCAGACTGTTTATCCATCACAATAGAGAACACCCGAGCACCAAGCGCTTTAGTCACATTGGGGAACGAGTAAGGCTTGCGGCTGTTCAATACAGCCAGGCTATCATCAGGAAGGGCATAGGTTCGGCCTCCGGTAATAACGTAGTTATTGCGAAGGTATGAGAGAGATGGGTTCAAAGGCCCTGCTTGCCACGCTCCCAGGAAATGCAAGTTGTTGAATCTCTCAAGTGGCGCCAGCGCTGTATACGGCTCAGAAGCCCACCCGAAGGAACAGTTAGTTACGATTCTGCCTGTGTTCGCCCAGTTGATAGCCTGCCGAGTAGCTCCCGTACCCACAGAGGAAGCTGCTGACGACAAGTAAAGGTTATTAACACGCATCCTCCAATTATCGAACGATACCCGAGAGGTGTAGGTAGAAACCCCTTGAAGAATGAACACGTTGCTCTTGTCGGACAAGCTGGTAGTCGTGTTTGTGAACGCACCATCAGCCGGACAGTTAAGCAGCCCATCCTTGAACTCGAATTCGGCGGCCAGGCCATCAAATAGACAGTGCGTTCCAAAGGTTCCAGAGGCCGAGAACTCATATCCAGTCAGATCGATCTCATTTCCAATCCACGACATGCGACCGAGCGTCGTGGAGAACTGGAACGGGACCGGGCCACCCTCGGTGAACCCAACGGTACGCTGCGGAGCGTAGTGCCCACGAACAGCGATTTCGCTCACATGAACCGAGACACTCTTTCCGGGTGAGTTGTCGACGACTCGAAAAACATGGCCGCCTGCAAATGTGTACCCATTTGTTTTGCGCAGGTTGTACTCTGCGAGAATCCAGGCTTGTTCGTCAGTATCAACGCCGGAAGTAAAGGTAGTTCCCTTAATTTGCGTCGTGCAGCCGGTTGGATCAGTTGCGTACCGAAGAACGTCGCAATGACTGTATATATTTGCCTGGAACAGTCCGCCAAGAAGACGGAAATGATGTACGCCGTGTGTATCCAGCCCCTTACGGTAGTTGTGGTGGTAGTAACCGCCACTCACAACCATGTTTCCAACGCGAGTAGAGCCAGTTACTCCGTAGCCAGTTCCGACCTCGCCTGAGATGCCGTTGTATGCAAACTCTCCGCCAGTTACCAGAAGGGAGTCAGTATCTTCGACCCAGAAACCTGAACCTACGTTGTAGAACCCTTCGCACTCGTTGATGATTACCTCTTTAGTCTCAGGGCCATACATCGAGAATCCACGATAGTTGAAGTGCTCTACGCGAACACGATCAATCCGAATGCGATTCACGTTTTGCAGGATAAATCCCCACACAGCACCCTCATACGTCCAGTTTGAGCCTGGAGTGCCGGTCACAAGCCCTTTCTTGGTCGTGCCCTTGATGGTCAGGTTTGAGAATTCAATACTATCTCCAGACGAGAACTTCGCAATAGCATGGGCAATGTCGTTAGTAACATACCCACCACCAGTTACTGGCGCGTACTCATGAATAAAGTCAATGATGGTTGTGTCAATACCATCACCAACGATTCTAATTTTCTCGAAATTGCTGAAGTTAAGTTGACCAGTCTTGATACCCCAATGGCCAGCCGGAATATGGACACAGGCATCGCCACGACTGATTGCCTCAGCGATCAATGCGGAAAACGCAGCCGTGTTGTCGGTTGCGGTGATTCTGGATCCGTCGTTTCCGTCATACTCGGGAGTTCCAGAATAATCAGCAACTGCCCCGAAGTCTGCCAACGAAATAAGCTCATTCAGCTTTGCGTCTACAGTTCTGCTACGGAAACCGATATTCGAACCGCCATCTGATGCAGCAAGTTGCGAACGAAGGTCTCTATCTACCTGTGTAACAAGCAACAACTGATCAGTTGCCCAGTTTCCGCTGAGGTTCACAGGGAATGATGCCGGACGCTTGACGCTGTAAAGATTATCCCCGCGCTGGATCAGTTGGGTCGGACGATCTACAGTCAGCGGAGAGCCATCTACGTACTCCAGTACGCCTGGCTCGAAGCCCTGAGAGGCAAGGTAGTCGTTGACCTGCTGCTCTATTCCAAACCACGACTTTCGGGAAACACCAAAGCGGTCCACCCAAGAGACGCTCGAACGATCGTTCATCGCCGCGTCGAAGTTCTCGGTGTTGTCGTACAGATCGCGCGGGTCTTTGGAGCCCAGCGGGTTACCGGTGGCGTAGGTCGTCATGCAAATTCTCCGGGCATGAAAAAGCCCGCTCTATGGCGGGCTCTGGATTTGTGTGTGCGGTCAGTTGGGGGCGCTGGCGTTGTCGTAGGTGTAGACCCTGGGGTCGTAATTCACCGCTCGGACGGACGCCGCGGTATTGCCGTTTGGATCGATTGAACTGATCAGGGCTGGGTATGGATTTCCCAGCAGCAGGTGCGGCGGTTCGATTTCCCACGAAACATCAGGGACGAAATCGATGCTGGGAATGCTCAGCCGGTAGTCGTCGATCCTCGACGCCGGATATCCACCGGAAACCGTTCCGTCTGGGCGCCGCAGGTAGAGCGCTGGCGAGTTCAGCAGTGACCAGTCGAGCGGCTCGCTGGACTCGATCAGGACCGAGTTTCCAGAGATAACGAACGATTTCAGGTATGCGCTCTGCGCCAGGCCAGGGCCGGGAACATCGCCGGCGAGAGCCACGTAATCCCAGAACTCGCTGTTCAGCGCGTCTAGGCCGGTATCGAACGAGTACTCTGTTCGCCGATATCGCTGCGCCATCCGGCGGCGCATCCCGTAGCGCCAGGCGCGATCGCGGTTTGTGACACCGACAGCCGTGATCTTCTCGACCTTCCTGCCGACATCGCCGGGCAGCCGGCACTGGACGGTATCTTCGATCCAGCCGTTGGCATTGATGAACTCCACATCGACTCCGTCATAGTCGTCCTCAGACGGAGCGCTGATGCTAATCCTCAGTGGGCCATCCATGTTCTGCGGCGAGTACATGTGCCCGAACGTTGTCCTTGGCTCGTCTCGGGCCGCAGAGATCACGCCGCGCTTGATCGTCTTCTCCGCATACCCAGCCGCAAGCACGTCATCCATGATCTGCGCGACAGTTACCTTGCCGTCCTCGTAGATCATGTCGAATGTGTCGCCGCGGGCCTTCCAGATGGCGTCAAGCCGATCGAGTTCCTCAAGATCGAGATCCGCATCGGTGTAGCCGCGTTCCTTCGCGATGTAGCAGAGGAATGGGACGATGTCTCGCGTTGCTATCTCGGGTGTCCATGCACCGTTCTGCCGAGTCGGTAGCATGCGGGTAGCCTCTACCGAGACGCGGCTTTCTGTCTGCGCCGCGATGCGGTCAGACGACCGATATCGAACAGCCATCGTCGTGACGCCGGTGTAGGACGATGGAGCCTGAAGGCGCGCGCGCATCCCGTACCACTGTGTGCGGTCTCGGTACTCGGATGTTGAGTTGCCACCCTGGTTGACGAACACTTTTCGGATGCGAAACTCGGGCCGCATCATGTACGGAAGCGAAATGCCGTCCGTGAATCCCTGCTGATCGAGCGAGCTTCCCGCATGGTTCATGCTGACCGTCATCCATGCGCCGCCGATAGCCATGTCTCGCCACTGGATGTCGTAATAGGTGCGGATCTGGTAGATCTGTCCTTCCCTGCCTACACCGCAAAGCCCCTCTGGGCAAAATACGTCGATCTCGACGAAGTTGGTCTTCTCCGACACAGGGCACGCCGGGAAGGGACCGCGCCAGCCCCCTTCTAGGCTGGTCGGATCGATGGTGACTCTGGACGTAGACGAGTTGAGAGCGGTGAATCCTGGCCAGTCAACATCGACACCGCCCGCACTGGTCAGCCGCTCGACTGTGAGTTGCTGCGCGCTGTACGCCGTGATCCGATAGCGCAGCCCACGCGGGCCGATTGCTGCATTTCCGGAGCCGGTCTGCAACGCATTGGCCGGCGAACCGTTGCTGTAGTTGAGCGTCATCGACGTTGAGGTGATGTCGTTCACCAGATAGAGGCCGCCGTTGGTGCCAACCACCTCGATCTCGTCGCCAACATCCAGGCCGAGTTGGGCGATATCCCCCGTCACGACGTCGCGATTCGTCCCGCCGCCATCGTTCACCGAATAGGGGTACATCGCCTCAACCCGGAGGATCGTCCCCGCAACCCAGTCAGAGGGGAACGACCCGGCTCCGGCAGAAATGATGATGTTCGTTCCGGAAAACGTGAACGTAGTTGCCGACGGGTTCGGGGTGAGATTGGAACTCTCGGTCAGGTCCAGGCCGGCATTACCAGTTGAGCTCGCACCAACTTCCTCAACCAGGTGCCACCAGACCGATGCCGGGTGCCCGCTGACGTTCTGCCCTGGTTCGAAAATCTGGAAAGAGGCATCAGCGCCCAGTGCCAGGAACGACGTGTCACCGATTTTCGCTGCCCCTTCGGCGATCTGGAACCGACCACGGCCAATACACAGGAGCATTTCGGTCCACTGCTCACGCGGACCGGCGAAATACTTCCGGGGCGGCAGGATGTAGTCGGGATAAATCAGGCGACGGCCAGCGACTTCGCGTATCGCATCGCCGAGCTTGACCTTGTTTCCACGCGCACTGGTTTCAGAGAGCGACGCGCCCTGCCCTGGGTTCGTTGGCATGCCAGGCAATTGAGGCATGAGCATCCGAAAAACGGATTGCGCACCTTTGAACAGCGCTGCCGTGATCGTGAACGGATCGGTCCCGCGCGGGAGCTTATAGATCCTCACAATGTCGCCGCGATCGATGATGCGCTCGGCCCACTCACCGGGATGGATGAACTCCTCATGGGCCTTTTTTTGCTTGTCGGTCAGGTCACCGCAGAGCGCAACCTCGGCGGGGACAACACCGATGGAGAACGGGTGGACATCGTGGCAGCGGTACCCAGGAGAATTCGCGGTCAGCCAGGCATGAATCGTCATCCTGCGGCCGATCGGATGCCGCTCCAGCGGTTCTCCGTCAAGGAGCGATGGGTAGATTTCGATCACGGTAGAAGACCACCTTGGAGTATTTGTCACCGAACTTCTGGAGCGGGGTAAGCGACACCCCGCTCCCCGGATTGATTTCGAGAACCCGCAGGCGTCCATCTACCTCGACCAGCAGGCCTACGTGATCGAGCAGACGCCCTCTATAGGCCGCGGCGATGACCCCAGGTCCTGGCTCGCATTGCTCGAGCGCGCGCTGGATCTCCATATCGCACGCCCGCTGCATCGAAACCGGGGTGAGTCGCGTGACACCACCGAAGTCGGTCAGCATCGGCAGTCCGAACAGCTCAACCCGCGCTATGAGCGTCAGGCCCCAACAGTCCAGGCACGGCAGGGACCGCCCGCCCTCGGTATAGATGGCGGTGAGGTATCTGTTCGGCATGGGATCAAGGCCAGTATTTGAGTCCGGGGAACTCGCTGACGTTGTAGATGTGGCGCAGCGCGGCGGTGTTGATGAGGTCGTAGTAACCGGCCTCGACCTGAACAGTGAGACCCTCGAAACCCGGCGTCTTGACCCTCATGCGGTATGGCCGCTCAGCGGGTGCTGTGAGATCGCTTTCCAGATATATCCGCAGGATCAGGGTCACATACTCCCCCGCCTCCAGGGCTTCGTTGATACGCTGCTGTGCGAATCCGGTCACGTTGTCGATTGCGAATCCAACGTTCTGGTTTCCGCTGTTGTCTCGCTTCGGAATCGATACGTCGATAGCGCCAGCGATGAACGTCAGCAGGCGCCCGTCTTCGGTCATGCAGGTGAGATCGTCATAGCCCTGGCAGATGAGGATAGGCTCCGGCCACGCCGGGCATGACAACTCGACCGTGGCGAACTGCAGGTCTTCACCGCCGGAGGCATAGAAGCGCTCAAGAGCCGTCGCCATGTCTAGGCCACTCCCTGTTCATCGCGATGTCGAAGATGTCGGCGAGGAGGATGTACTCGGGCAGAATCTCGGCCCAGCCTGGGTCGATGATCGAGCGCTCTCGCATCACGACGGTTGCGTTGAAACGCCAGTGGTCGCGCCCGACGAGATAGCCGCCGTCGTAGATCCCCTCGAAGTGCAGGTTGCACGGAACGATTCCCTCTTCCGTACGCAAATCGCACTCGAACCACTTGACGCCGTCTTTCAGGACGTCTCGGTACCACCCCTTGAACAGACGCGCCTGCTCAGCGGTGAACAGCCAAGAAACCTCCAGAGCAACCGGCACGCCGCTGAAGTTCCGTCGATAGCGTGCCCGGCCGCTCTGGAGGGCGGTCCTGGCCATTGGTTCAACCGTCTTGAAGCCGTACCCCTCCCTGAGCGGAAAGGGAAGGCCATCAGGCCATTTGATCATCGCCCTGCCCTCCTGAATCCATAGGCGCCTTCGATTGCTTTCGGGTAAAGCCCCTGGCCAGACGAAACCTTGTTGGCAAAGTCCTGCTCGACCGCATCGAGAGTTACCCGCAGGTTGTTCCCGTCCATGGCGGCGGTGGCGGAAACCGGCGGACCGTTGTTGATGATCTGCAGGCTGATCTGCGGCGAGCCTTGAGCGGAGGCGTCGCCGTTGCTGATCACCTCTCCACGGGTGTTCGGCAGCATGTACTGCCGGCCATTCGCAGCCTGGAATACCTCTGGTGCGCCGTTCTCGTTGATCCGGTACATGCCGCCCGCCCCTACGGGACCGCCGTACTGGCGACCTCCAGCGAACATCCCAAGCATTGCCGGGATGGCGGCCGCCATTGCGGTAAGGCCAGCCGTTGCCGCCCCGCCGAATGACGCAACCGAAGCGGCAGCGGCGGCTGGCGCGTAGGCAGAAGCCATAGCTGCACCTGTCGCCGCGGCTGTCGTCGCCGCAGCCGCCTGCTGGGCCTGCCCCATGATGAAGTTCTTCGCCTGTTCGATACCGACCTTGACGAGGGCGCCCACGACCTGGTTCAGCATGGCGCCGGCCAGTTGTCGCATTGCATCGGCACCGTTGTTCGCCCCGGTTATCAGCCCTGTCAGAGCGTTCGTGCCGGCCTGCTGCACCTGATCCAGCGTTGCCATGATCATCTCGTTGCCGGCAGCCTGGCGGCGGAATCGCTCCTCCTCCAGTTGCTTCATCGTGGCATCGTGCTGTTGCTCGGCCTGCGCCTTGAGTTCCAGGTAGCGCTGGTCCTCGAGCAACTTGGCCTCGTTCAGCTTTTTCAGATTCTCCAGTTCGGTCTGGTAGCGCTGGTCTTCGCCGGCGATAGGGTCCATTTGCCCCAGCAACTGCTTGTTGGCTTCGACCTGTTGCGCTTCGTACAGAGCTGCGGCGAGCGCGCGGACCTGGGCGACCTGCTCCGGCGTGGCGTACTCGTTGAGTTGCAACTCTGCCTGGGTCTGCATCAGGTCCTTGCCCTTCAGGCCGACAAGAGCGAGTTGCTGGCCGAGGCTGGCAATGGTGTCGATGTTTTCCTTCTGCGCCTGGGCGAGTTCCTGAGCGGCTTTCTTGGCTGCCTTCTGCGCCTCGGTGAGCTTCTTCGTGCCTGCCGTGGCAGCGGCCTCGGCGTTGACAGTGCCTGTCTTCCCGCCAGATTTCCCCTGGGTAGATGGTGGCGCCACATTCGGCACGACTACCGGAGGCTTCTTCTCCTGGTCCTTGTAGAACTGGTCGATCAGCGCTTGTGTCGCGGCGATGTTCGCCTTGATTTCGTCCTCACTGAACAGCGCGATCGCCTGCCCTTTCCCACCGATGCGCAGGCGCTTCAGCGGGTTGGCCAGCATCTCCTGGTACGTGTTGAGCTGGTCCTCCAGGCGGACAATATCGTCAGACGCCGCGCCGTGTAGCGCCGCGGCAATTCCCTCGGCCGCCCATTTGACGATCCGAACGGTTTCTTTCGCGCCGGAGATGATCTGGTTGAGGGCGCCTACCACCCCGGCCGCCAACTCCTGGGCGGCACGAATGGTCTCGGGGTCCTGCAATGCATCCGCGAGTTCGGCGATGTTGCTGGTCAGAATCTGGCTGGCGCCGCTCGACTCGTTCACCTTTCCGATGAACACCGTCATGCTGTTGCGCAGCTTGGTAAACGAGTCTGCGACCGATGTTTCCATCTCATCGGCCAGTGCCTTGTTCTCGTCCCGGGTGCGGCGCAACCCTTCGTTCAACGCCTCGACAGACAGCTTCCCGCTGGCGCCCAACTGCCGGATTTCAGCCTGGGTCCTCCCGGTAGCCTCGGCGATGCCCTCTACGATCGACGGCGTCGCGGCCATGATCGAGGCCCAGCCATCGGCTTCGACCTTGTTCTTCATCAGCGCCTTGGACCACGCATCCATGGCGGTGGTGGCCTGGTCGGCGCGAGCAGCGTCGCGAACCAGCGCGTAGGAGAACGAGTCGGTGATGTCCAGAACGTCGGACGTGGTGTAGCCGAGATCCCTGAGCGTGTCAGCCGTAGCCAGGTAGACCTCTTGAGCCTCGCTCAGCGCCCGGAAGGTGCCGTTGGCGGTCTGCAACAGGCGCTCCTGCACCATGGCGTACTCTTCGGCGCTGCTGGTGGCGTTCCGAATGCGCGAGGCCATCTGGCCGTACTGGTCGGAAAGCTCGATGACCGACTGGAGCGTCCGGAGCGAAAGGTAAGCGGCAACGACCCGGGTCAGCCCGCTGTATGCCGAGGTTTGGGCGCCGATCTGCTGGTTGGCCTGCCGCACAGCCCCGGCCACCCTGGTCATGCGGGTCTGCAACTTCCCAGCAGTCGCATCGGTCCGCTGCATGGAACCCTGCATGCTGTCCAGCGAGCGATCGGCGGCGTTCGCACCGTTGACGAGGCTGGAGGTATCCGCCTCGACGGTGTAGTAGATGCTGCCGACATTCTCAGCCATCAGGGTGCTCCTTTCGCCCGCGCCTTGCGCTTGGCCTCGATCTTGTCGAACCACTCCATCGTCGCGTCATGCTCTGCCGCGGTCGGGGCTCTGGCGCCCGGAGCGTTCGATTCGGTTGGGGGGTATTTCGCGCGCAGGGCGCCGATCAGGCCGGTCATGGTCATGGACCAGGCTTCGCGCTCGCTCAGCCCCAGGTGCGCTATCGCCGTCGCGACGTACTCCCGCGCAACGAATTCCCCCGAGTAGTTCGGCTCTTCGTCGTGGCGCCGGGGGAGCGGCGGAAGCGCCCCAGTGACGCCGTGCTTCAGCAGGCAGCGCGCGAGAGGCACAAGGTGCTCGACGTCCGCAGTTCCTGGCCGGTAGACCAGGTCCTGGTCGTAGTAGCCAAACACGTCGGACAGGTCCTGCTCACTACAGGCCACCACCACGGCCAGGGCGTCCGCGAACTGGTCCGCCTGATGCTTCTCGGTGATCGGGTCGCTCATGACGCGCGCGAAGACGTCGACAATCTCGGCCGGCGTACCGAGCTGGGTCATGGCGTACAGGGACGGCCGCAGGAGAAAGAACTCCCCCGAGGCCGTGTGTACGCCTATCTCACCGATCTCGGTGAGGATCACGGTGCAGTAACGGTTACCGGAACGGTCACGCTCACCGACGGCCGCGCCGCACTGGTGATTTTCACCGTGGTGGTACCGACATCAACACCGGTCACCAGGCCGGTCGAGCTCACGGTGGCAATCGCCGGCGCCGCGCTTTCGTAGACCAGGCCAGGAGCCGCACCGGTCGGGGATACAGCGGCGGTCAGTTGCTGGGTGGCGCCTTCGGCGATCGAGACGGAGGTCGGCGAGACAGTGATGCCCTGCACCAGCGGGACAACCGTGACAGTTGCGGTATCGGTGACGCCCGGGGCGACGCTGGAAGCGGCGGTGATCGTGGCGGTACCGGCCGACAGAGCGCTCACCTCGCCGGTAACCGCGTTCACCGCGGCCACGGTCGGCGCACTGGAAGTCCAGCGCAGGCCTTGCGGAGCGCCAACAGGCAGCACGACGCCCTCGAAGTTGAAGCCTTCGCCAACGGTAAGCGAGAGGGTCTCCGGCACGACCTGAATGCTGGTCGGGTCCGGCGCATCCGCGTCGGGGGTATCCTCGACGATCAGGCCGAAGTCGGAAGCGGTCGCCGAAGCCTCGAAGCTGTAGGTGGTGACATCGTCGTACGGCGCGGAGCGACTGAGGTTGCTGATGAGCATGAATGCGGTGAAGGTCAGGTCCGGGAAGGTCATGCGCATCCAGACAACAGGCTGTCCGCCGGTCGCGTCCGGCTTCACGACATGCTTCGTCAGGTCGATCAGGTTCTGCGCGCCGGCACCGGAGGCCTTCACGGTACCGTCACCGGAAATGGTCAGCGTCTGGAAACTGGCCAGGTTCTCCCGCAGTGCGCCAACCGAGTCGGAATCAGTCGCGTCGATGGTGTCCCACTCGACGGTGAATTCCTTCGTGCGGAGCGACCCAAAACGGCGCCAGTCATTCTCCGCCGGCAGCGCATCGCCGCACCCGATGTAATACTCGAGCACGACGTCGCGGCCCGGAAATTTGAGCTTCTTGCAAGCCATGTCTGGCCTCCTGATTAATAGAGAACTTCAAGGTCCAGGCTGTACCAGGCCCGGTTTTCGGTGGTGTATCCAGGCCCGATCGGCTCGCCGATTGCCCGAACAGATGCGGCGCCACAGGGGACGCTGTCACCAAGCGCTACCTGCGCCAGGGTCTCGATTGAGTTGCCGACGTCGACAACGTGTTTCCGGACGCCCTTCGGGCCGAGGAGGATCACCTTGAACCGCAGGCGACGAATGTCGACCTGAGTCGGGGGGCCGCCGGTTTGCTGGATCGCTGCGATGAATGCCGAGTCGAGCGAGGGGTGGTCGACCCACATCCCGCGGCTGTACTGGTAGCCCTCGCCCAGGATCGAAGCCAGCCAGTCCTGGAAGGCGTCGTAGGGGGTCATACGCGGTATGTCCTGCGGAGGATGGCCGGGATGGCTGGAATGATCTGGTCAAAGCCCTTCGTGAGAAATTCAGGCTCCGCATTCGGGTCCCAGTAGTCCCCCCGGCTAGGGTCGTTCTCGTCCCGCGGCTGGCCGGCGAGAGTGCCTGGCGCATCGTGGACTGCTGCTGCGTAGGCAGCGGTGTAACCGACGCTTCCCTCGACCCCGTTTGGGCCAACAGTGATCTGGGGGGCCGTTTGGCTGTTGACCAGAGTCGATGTGTCGATCGGTATTATGGTCTGCGCCATTGCCGCGCCCTGGCTCAGCACCTCATAAACAGCGCGCTCGGAAACGCCGCCGGCAATGTTTTCGACAGCCACACGAAGATTCCGCCGGACGCGGTCGATGCCCTTGACTGGCATGGGTCACCTCAAAGGTTGAAAGGTTGATCTGCAGGACCTCATGCACCGTATTGGATAGAATTCATGCGCCGCACACGCGCAGGAGAATTGACGATGCTCACCGCAAAGCGATTGCAAGAGGTAGTTGTCTACGAACCCGAGACTGGCCTTTTTACCTGGAGGAAAACGCTCTCCAATCGAGCCATAGCCGGTCGTCAGGCGGGCACCATTGATGCGCGTGGATACTTGGTGATCAAGATCGACGGAAAGCGCCATCAAGCAAATCGTCTTGCCTGGATTTACGTCCACGGGAGGCTGCCGAATGGAGTGGTGGATCACTTCGACGGAGTTCTCACCAACAACCGGATATCCAACCTTCGTGAAGTACCTCAATCCACCAACACCAAGAACAATAAAGTCTCGAAGAACAACACTTCTGGGCACCCTGGCGTCTATCTGAACAAGCGAACCGGTCGCTGGTACGCGCAGATATGGGACAACATGAAATGCATCCACCTGGGCAATTTCATAGATAAAGCTGACGCAGTGGCAGCAAGAAAATTGGCTGAGGATAGACTTGGTTACATGGTTCGAATCTAAGTCACGAGCAGAAAATCAGGATCCTCTCCAAAAAAGCTCATGTCCCAGTTCGTCACCGAGCGAATCTCTTCCCAGCCGTTGGAGCCGTCGAACTGGATCAGGTCCAGGTACTTCGGCCGGCGGTCCTCGGTGAATATCTGGTGTCGCGATACGAATTCGGCACCTCGCGCCCCAGACTGACCACCCTCTTCCCGCATCTGCTCGCTCTTGGCGGTCCAGGTGCAGGCGATCTCGTACTCGGGGCCGTAAACGGCCTCCTGCGTCGAAAGGTCGAAGTGCAGGAATGGCCGAACCGTCGCCGTGTTGGTGTAACTCCAATTCGCTGTCGTGCTCATGAGTCACCACACATGCAGCCGCCTCGCGCGATCCAAAGGCCGCCATGGGCGGTTTGGGTTGGATTCGGTGGGATCAGTTCCGTCGCACATCCGTACTTGTCCAGTGCGTTCAGCAGGGCCAACTGCGCCTTCCAGCGATCAGCAAAGGCCTGGTAGCGGAACGATCGAGAAGCGCCGGATGGGGCCGTCTGGCTGCTGATGTACTTGTCGGCCTGGGCCAGCGCAAACAGCGCCAGCAGGTAGGCCTGAATCAGCAGCGCGGTCGATGCCGGGTAGTGGGCATCCAGGCAGTCCTGGATCTCCTGCAATTGCTCGATCCACGCCGCGAGGATGAAATCGGGCACGTTGTCGATGCCCTGGCTCTGCAGGTACTGCCGGGCCTGTTCAACTGTGATCATGTCCGATTCCTGGAAGAAGAAGGCCCCATTTCTGGGGCCAGAAACGACGAAGCCGCCCGCAGGCGGCCTCTCGTCACGCACCGCTCACTTGGCCGGGAACAGCTTCGCCAGTTCGCCCTCCGGCAGCAGGGCGGCAAGCGCTTCCTCGCCCTGGCGGCCATCGAACTCGATCTTCAGTTCCTTCAGGCGCGCTTTGATCAGCTCGCGGCGCTCGCTTCCGTCCGGGATCGCCGGGGTCAGGGTGCCGGCCTGGGCCTTGGCCTGCTCCCGGATACTCGCTGCTTCCGCGTTGGCTGCGGCGATGATACCTTCGGCCTGGGCCTTGGCTTCGTCGATCATGGCATCGACGGATACACGCGCTTCGGCGAGAGCTTGCCTGGCCGCTTCGTCGACCTGGGCCGAAACGTCCAAGGTCAGGCTTCCGTTCCTGAGTGCGCCAACCTCGCGCACGTTCGGCAGGAGCGCAGCGGCAAGTGATTCGAGTTCCAGCACCTGGCCCTTGGAAACGCCGTTCCAGGGCTTGATCACCTCGTATTTGGGCATGTCGGTCTCCTTACGCCAGGTTGGCGCCGTAGATCACGCCGGACAGACCTTCGTCGTCCTTCTTCACCTGGATGCCCATGGCGCTCATGATCTGGAAGTTGTAGTTGACCTGCGGCAGCGGGCGCGGCAGCGGCACAACGCCGGTAGCCATGCCGACCAGCGGGGTGACCACGTCGCGGAGGCGCTGATAGCCCAGGAACTCGTTGCCCGACAGGGCGAAGGTCTGGCGAACCGCGCGCGCCGGGATGAAGCGCATGACCGCATCGAGCACGGTGCCGGCCACCACCGCGTTGGCACCGCCGCCCATGGTGATCATGTAGGGCTGGGACAGGTTGGCGTTGATTTCCGGGGAAACCCAGAGAACATCGTAGGCGTCCACCTTGTTGGCACGCGCAGCTTGGCCGAATGCGCCTTTGGTGAAGAAGTCGATGATCTGCTGCGGAGTGGCGGTGGTCAGGTCGATGTTCGCGCCGCCGGCGCCGGAGCCCAGGTTGACCTTGATGGTGTTGCGGTGATTGCGCAGACCCTGAGCCGGGTAGTTCTCGACCTGGATGTTGGTGGCGCCGTCCAGGGTGTAGGCAACGATCCGCTTGTTGAACTTGCGGAGCTTCGCAGCCTGCGAGTCCAGAACCAGGTCGATGCCGACGGTGTTCATGCCGGCAGCATGGCGCCAGTTGACACCGTAGCCGGCGGTGAACACCGGAATGGGGTCGCCATCGGAGTTGTACTCGGTGTGATCGAAGGAGTACGGGGCCTGGCCGTCGATGCTCACCGACACATCATCGGCGATGTCGCCGACCACGTTGTAGAGCTTGGCGGTCTTGCCGATCGGCAGCACGGTCTGCACCTGCAGGAGATCGTTGACGATCTCCATGCCGGTTTCCTGGTTTCGGTACTGGATGATCTGGGCGTCGACCTCGGCCCAGAACTCACGACCCAGGCCGGCGAGCGCGTTGCAGGCCAGCATTTCGGGGGTCATGGCGCCGCGGTGGTGGGTGATCATCGCAGCGTTCTGGTTGTTCCAGATGTTGCGGTTGGCCTGCAACTCCTGGTAGTGGCCCATCAGGCGAGGATGGGCGGCGATTGCTTGCTGGGTGAGGAACATGTGTCCGTACTCCTATTAGGGCGCCGGGGCGGCGACACTGCCGACACGGAAGCGGATGCGGATGAAGTCGGTTTCGCCGGAGGCGATGACTGCATCGTCCTGGCTGTACCCGAGGACCGTGTCGGTATCGCTCGACGCGATGGCACCCTGGCCGCTGGTGCCGAGTTTGATCGGCGTGTCCTTCTTGTAGGTGCCGGCCGGGCACAGCACGGCGAGCTCGCGACCCTCTTCGACGTAGTTGCCCACGGCCGAATGGCCGGCGGGAACCGCATCGCGGATGTTGAGTCCTTCGTGATGAGCGCAGTCGATGACGTAGAGGCGGCCAACGCTGGCGCTTGCCTGGGCGAACAGGTCGCTGCCATTGATCACGGCGAACGTGCCGGGCAGGAGTTCCGCGGCGGTCTTGCGGGTTTCGGTCTTGAACAGCGACTTGCCGTCGATGTTCACGCGACGATAGCGAGACATGGCTTACTCCTTCGGCAGGTTGGCGATATCGGCGGTGAGGCCGCCTTTGTCGGTGGCAGCATTGGCGCCCAGCGGAGCGGATTCGCCGCACTGCTTGAACATTTCCTTGAGCGCGTCGCCGGCCAGGCTGTTGGCGATGACCTCGCCAAACTTGGCCTTGACCGCTTCGCGCATGCTGTCTTCCTCGGCGCGCTGGTTGGCGGTCAGCGTGTCGGCCAGAGCCTTGTGATTGGCGACTAGGCCGTCGACCTTGTCGGCCAGGGGCTTGATGATGGTGTCCGCCAGTTCCTTGATGGCGTTGGAGGTGTTGGTGCCGATTTCCTTCACGATTTCGGCCTTTTCTTCGGGGGTCAGGGGCATGTCGCCCTCCTTCTCAGGTTGATCAGGCCGAGCCTGACGATGGGTGAAAATGTTCTTGATGCTGTTGGCCACCATGGCGGCCCAGGACTCTTGCCTGACAACGGGCTGGCCGGATTCGTCAAAGACGATCTTCCCTGCCTCGAGCTTGTAGCCGTACACCTCGGTCACACCGCCATTGCGGCTGATCACAGCCTGAGAGTCGGTGAAGTCGGCAACCCATGCGTACTGATCGGGCCCGGAGGCGAATCGCTCCTTTGCGGCGCGATCGAGACGCTGCTCCCGCTCCCGATAGGACTCGCCAACCAGAGCGCCGGAATTCGGCTGAAGCGGGACAGCCTGATCGGCGTTTACCATCAGGCCGACGCCCTGCTCAGGAGTGGCCGCCCCTACTTCGTGCAGCAGGATCGCGTCGTGGTCCATGCTCTGGATGTCGGCGACCCACTCCGCGCCCTGGGCACGCTGGCTTTCGTTCGGCTCGATGCGATTGAGGAATGCGGCAACGCTGGTATGGATCGGGGGGACGTCCTCCCCCTTCTCCAGCGCTTCGACGCGCCGCAACAGTTCACGGCCGCCCTCCGTGGACTTGGCGAACTCGACGTCGACCCACTTCTCCATGTAGACCCGGTTGCCTGACTTCTTCACGTTGCGGTTCCAGGCGCCGACGTGGGCGGCGTTGATCCCTTCAGGGGAGAACGCAGACACGAACTTCCCGTCGACCATCGGGTGCCCGAGCGGCGCCAGCGTTCCCTCCAGGCCTGGGTAGTGCTTGTCGATCTGCTCGGCGGTGTAGAGACCACCGTTCATGATCACGCCGGCCGGCAGGGTGTAGCTCGGCAGAACCAGATGTTCGCGCCCGTTGTGTGTCTCACGCCGAATGCTGGCGCTGTTGACCTGGGTGGTGATGTTGACCTGCATGGGCATGGCTCAATCCTCTTTCGCCCAGGGCCCGCGCCCTTTGGCTTTCATGACTTGGTAGTTGCGGCGCGCGCGCTCGACGATGGCCGGGACCACCGGGTTCCCTTCGTCATCGACCAGTACCTCGACCTGGCTGCACTTGCAGTTGCTCGCAATTATCTCTCCGGCTACCATCAGCCCAGACAACTCCTCGAGGTCATAGACATGTCCGCAAAAATCGAATCGCTTGACCATTACGACCTTGTCAGCAGATATCTGGCTGGACAGTCCGAACAATCCATTGCCAGGGAGGCCGGAGTATCCAGAAGCGTGATCCAGCGAATCCTGACGGAACGCGGGGTGGAGCGGAGAAACAGAAAGATGGGCGCCCTGCAACGGTACTCCGGCCTCGATTCTGCCGCCCGGAGAGCCGTTACCCAGGCCGCCATCTCCGTTCGGCGTGGACAAATCGAGTCCGACGAGATTCGGGCCAAGAGGGCTGCGGCCCAACGAGAAGACAGAGTTGGTATGTTCGAAGCCGAGGTGATCAAGGCCTTGCTCGAGAGAGGGGTTCATGCCGAAGGTCAGCGGGCAATTGGCCCGTACAACATGGATATCGCCCTTGACGAGCCTTCCGTCGCCGTGGAGATCTACAGCATTCACCCCACTAAAGAACGAATGGCCAGACTCCATCAGCGCGCCGAATACATCCTCGACACTGGAACATCCATGCTTGTCGTTCAGGTCACCTACCCCAGGCGCATCTTCGACCTCTCCGCGGTTTGCGAGAAGATCATCTCCTTCCATGATTTTGTGCGCCGGAATAAGGCCTCGGCAGGTCATTATGGGGTGATTCGGGGTAACGGCGAGCACGCGCCCACCAGCAGTCACAAGCTCAATGGCAGGCCCCTCATAGTAGGCTTTTGACCCAGCAACAAACCTTCCGCGAACCCTTGTCCCCGGCAGGTAGCAGTTGATCGAGTTTCCGTCTCGGCTGTACCAGTCCCTCACCTCATCCGAGGTGTAGAGCCTGGCGTGCCTGGCCGCATGGGTGGCCCTAGTGCTGGGGGACAGGGCCGACATGTGCATCAGCTTTGACTGGACGCCGTAATCGGCCTCGGCAGCGTCTTTCTCGTCCCAGCGAGCCCTTCGGAGTGCGGTAGTGACCTCGGTGCGGGCGATGCGATGGCCTCGACGCGCCTCGATGCCGGTCTGGGCGGTCAGATCCCGTGCAATCTCGCGGGGATTCTTCCCGCGCCCCATGCCTTCGGCGAGGATGCGCGCCATGTCGGCCTTGACCTGGCCCGACAGCCCCTTCATTTCCTCGAACTCCCGAGCGCGAAGCAGCGCCATCCGCGCGCGGTAGGCGTCGGATCGAAGCAGGACATCCAGCGACTCCCGGCCAGCGCGATACGCCGGCGACTGCTGCGCCAGGTTGGCGTGGGTCTGCGCAGTCCCGCGGATGTAGGCAACCCCGACGTAGGACTCGAAGAACCAGAGGTCACGCTCCCCGCCCTCTTGCAGGATCTCGTCGACCATCAGGTTGGTGTCGGCGAAGATCGCGGAGAGAAGGGCCTGGTCGAGACGGTAGGTGTACTGCTCGTTCACCACCGGTTGGGCCGGGATTCGATCCAGGGCGGCCACGTAGCCATCCCTGATCTTCCGCATGCGCCTGTCGAACTCGCGCATTGCGCCTCTTTCCAGGCGATCTACCCCGGTCGGGTCACTGCTGCTCGCCGGTAGGATCGGTGCGCGCGGCATCTTCATCCTCCGGTTAGGTATCAGGCAGCGGGTCACCGCCCACGAGCGGGTCGTAGCCAGCCTCTTCGCGGATCTCCTCCGCGGTGAATACCGGCTCGCCAGTGCCGATTGCGGCGCTGTTGATCTCGCTCATGGTCTTGGAGTTGGCCAGGCGCTCGGCCTTGGTTGGAACGGTGAGGTCATCCCAGATTGCCGTGAACTCGGCCTTCAGCGGGACCACGCCGATGCGCATCAGGTGCCCGAACAGGTCGTTGATCTCGAACGTCAGTTCTTGCACCCGGCGCGCCTGGCATCTGGCGTTGTGGTACTTCTGATCCTCACTGCTCGCCCTTTCGCCGGTCTGCATGCCCACCAGGATCTTGGTCGGGATGTCGACGCCGGCGGCGGCGGTTTGCAGGTTGACGTTGTACGTTGGGCTGGGGTCCGAAACAGCGGACACCATCTGCGTGACGGTCGCCCCCTGGGTTGGGAGCAAGACATCGTTCCCTCGGTTTAACTGACGCGCTGCCTCGTTGAAGCGCTCGTTGAGCGCATCGATCGTCACCCCATAGGTACTGGCGATCTCGCCGAGCTGAATCTCCTTGTCGAAGTTCAGCAGGAGCTGGCGTGCAGCGTTCTTCAGGAACGATTCGCCACTGCCTCCCTCGACCTTCTCCAGGCTGATGAAGGAGTTGTAGGCAGGCTCCAGGAATCCGATTGCATCGTCGGTCCAGTCTCCGAGAATGAACACCCGGTCCGGATGGATATCTCGCACCAGACCGGGACGACTGGCTTGGGAGGCCTCGGTGTATTCCCACATGATGGGCTGCCCGTAGGTCTCGCTATCCTGTTTCTCGTCAAACGTCTTGGGCTTAAGGCACCCGGCCCAGGCCGGGGTGACCTTCGCCAGGCCATTGACCTTTCCCGTGACAGGCCTGTCCCACGGCTGGCTATCCCTGATGTGCAAGAGCAACCCGGAATAACGACCAACAAGGCGGCGCCGGTCGGCTTCGGAGACAGCCCGCCAGAACCTGCCGCCTGCTATCAACGGCTTGTTCTTCCTCTCCCACTCGGTTTCGTCCTTGGAGCGGTCCTGGTCGTCACCCTCGATGACCTGCGGATTCGTCTTCCAGCAAGTGGTGACGATCTTCTCGACCGCGCCATGGGCGATGCCGCCCCGGCGGTACATGGTGTACAGGTCGTTGAACGTGATTTCCTGGGGGAATCCGTACTCGCACCATGCTTGTGGCCGCTTCGCGTCATGGCCAATGCCCTGGTTCAGCAGGCTCATTCGGGCACGCGCGATGGCACTGCTCATCGCGTGATTGACCGCGAGGTCGAGTTTGTCAGTCATGGTCAGTCCGATTTCAGGATGAGGCCTGGCTTGTCCGTCTCGCGGACCAGTTCGACAGAAGAGAGGTTGGGGTCGCGCCAGACCATCGTCCCTTCAGCGCCAGCGTTCTCGACCGCCACGGTGCGGGCGCAGGACGTGCAGCGCGCACGGACAACCATGGAGCGGCTGGTAGCGCGCTCCTTGAGGATGAAGATGGCCATCAGCGGGCTCCTGGTAGCAGCATACCGACCGCGCCGCGGCGCTTGATCAGCGGGCCCAACGCGTAGCGGCTCGCGTCCATGAAGTGATTATTCTTGTCGATGATCTCGGTGAGCACGTCACCGGTCAGGCGGTCGACCTTGTAGCTGTAGAGCCGGGCCTCGCGCAGGAAGCCGGTACAACGCACGTGAATGACAATTTCGACATAGCTGCGCAGATGCGCGATGCCGTCCTCGACGCTGCCTTGCCACTTCGCCACCGGCTCGATGCGCGGCAAGTTGGCGCGCTTGTGGTCGCGCCCCTTGCTCTTGACGTGGCTGATTGTCTCCGGCCTGGCCGAATCGGCCCGCACGGCATGCAGTTCGATGCCAGGCAGACGGTCGATCATGAACTGGGCGATGTCGTCGTTTTCGAGGCCGACCTTGCTGGCCTCATACTCGACCCAGAGCCGGCGGTCGTGCACCCAGAGCTTCACGCCGGCCGTGGGGTCCTGGCTGAACCCCCAGTCCAGGCCGTAGTAAGGGCCGTCCCAGCCCGGACCCGGCGTGAACTCGGCTACCCGGTACTTGCCGGACAGGATCTGCGCGTCGCTGTTCTCGCGGTAGGCGCCATCCCAGATCCAGGCATAGGTCTGGTCGTCCAGCGTCTCCCGGTCGTTCAGGCGCTCCTGATCGAGGACATCGGGGAACCAAGGGTTGTCCGTGTAGTTCAGCTCGACGATCTTGGCGCCGGCCGGAATATTCTTCCGGAACCTGGTGTCGGTCGGGCTGCCGTCCTTCTCCGGGTTCCAGGTGATCCAGACTTCGGAGTCGCACTCGCGGACCGTCGGCAGCAGCTTCTGCCAGGCGATCTCGCTGACGTTCTCGGCCTCATCGACCCAAGCGATGAGGATGCGCGCCTTCGACTTGATGCTGTCGAGGTTGTGGCGCAAGCCGGAGAACGAGAACCACACCCGTCGGTTGCGGGTGCGGATGAATTTCTCGCCGATCTCGAAGTAGGCGTTGAGCCAGGGTTCGGACCGGATCGCCTGCTTGACCTCCTCCATGGAGGAGTCTTCCAGGCTGTTCATGTACTCCCGGCCGCAGAGAATCTGCCCGGAGATGCCAGCCTCCGCGAACATGTAGGCTCGGATCGCCGCCATCTTCGCGAAGCTGCGGGTCTTACCGCTCCCCCGCCCGCCGTAGGCGCCGCGGTACCGTGCTGGCCCGGAGAAGACCGAAATCAGCTTTGGTGGGAGTTCAATCCGTGCTTTCACCAGGTGCCACCAGTTCGATCATGGTCGGCATGGTGGGAATGGGCCCGCCGCCGGGGCCCGAGTGCTCGAACTTGTCGGTGAACACGCCGTGGTGCCGGCCGAGCAGTTCCAGGTTCTTCACCTTGTCCGGCCATTTGATCTTCTTGAGGATTCCGACCGCCGCGCGGGAGTCGCCCTTGCCCTCGAACATCTCGGCCAGGTCGAAGCCGCTGAGGTACTGGCGCCAGGCCTTGGGCCACTGGCTCAGCGGGCGCAGGGTCAGGTCATCATTGACAATGTCCAGGAGGTCCATCTGGTCGATCTCCTCCAGGCGCCGGACAACGTAGTCGGCGTCGGACCTGGTGCGCTCGGAGCGCTGCTTCATAGCCTCCTGGATGGCGGAAGTGATGTCCGGCTTCTGCAGCAGTTGGTAACCGATCTCGGACGCGCGATTCTTGCTGTACCCGGCCCTGATTGCCGCCTGGGTCGCATTGAGGTCGAGCAGGTACTCGGCGACGAAGCGGCGCTGCTTTGCTGTTAGCGCCATGGATCACCTCAACTGAGCCTCAGGATGGGCGCGATGTTGCCCTTGTTGCGGTAGACCAGCACCAGCAGCACCACCAGGACCGCCAGCAGATACGGCGATATCGGCGTCGCGTGGCGCGCCATCAGCACTGCCAAGCTGATCGACAGCGCCTGCATGCCGGTCCCAGCGGCGAGGATGTACGCGCAAAGCGAGACGCCGAACCGGTACGTTGCACCGTGGCGCTGGTACGTGAAGATGCGGCAACTGATAGCGCCGCAGACGGCCGCAGCCGCCAGGGTCACCAGGTCAACCATCTTTCCGGCCTCCGATCATGCCGACGATGCGCTGCAGAACGATCTGGAGCCATGCCGGCGCGCGGCCACCAATCATCCAGTCGAGCACGCCGATCAGGATCGTGACGATCAGCGCTGCGGTGACCAGCGCGGGAAGCCCGGAGAACTGGGTCGCGCCCCGCCCGACAGCCTCGGTGGCTGCGTAGTAGCCGCCCACCCAAGAAGCAAGCAGGTAGCCGACACGCCTTGCGATGGTCAGGTCGTGGGCCCAGAGCACGAACAGCAGCGCGCCGGCGAAGCCGCCGATCACTGCATTGACGTCGACTCCGGGGATGATTGCGGTGGCAGTGAGCCCGACGGCGCCGGCTGCTGCTACTGCTCCGCTGCTCGTCGGTTCAGCCATGGGGTACTCCAGAAACGAAAAAACCCGGCGCCAGGGCCGGGTTTTCGAGGGAATCTGTTGATCGGGTGCAACTGTGCACAATGGCAAAACGATACCCAAATGCTCTTCAAATCGTCAAGCGACCCGTTTCAGGCGCTCCCGCTGGGCCCAGTAGGCCGCCACGCGGTCATGGTAGCGCTGATGAACACTGGGGCATTCCAGGATGTCCTCGCCCCACTCCTCCCGGTATGCCTCCCCGTACCGCTTCATCCTCGCCGCCCACCGCGCCAACTGCTGGTCCGACATCCCGCGCAGGCGTTCGGCCAGGCGCTGCTGGTGATGGTCCCGGCGCTCGGCGTAGGCCTCGGCGCGCTGCACCGCCACCACATCGCGGTCGACCCGGTGCCAGCGCCAGCCCGGGCCGCGCCGCCAACCCTGCTCCTTCGCGACGACATCGGCCACCGGCACCAGGGCCTGGGCGTCCAGCCGGTCGATGTGGCGCGCCAGGTGCTCCCAGGTACTGGCGTAGTCCCGCGCCCAGTTGCCGGGGTCGATCCGGCAGCCTAGGCGCTCCTCGATGAACAGGCAGACCTCGCCCGGGCGCAGCGTGTCGCGGCCATTGACGGCGCGCTTGTGCGAGTTGATCGCCGCCAGCGCCATCCAGTAGGCCCGCTCGCCCTGGCGCTGGGTCAGTTGGCCGAGCCCTGAGCCGATCCAGACCAGGCCGTGGGCGATCGCCACATCGTCACCGGTAGCCAGCGGCGAGTACAGCGTGTGTCCGAGGTGCTGCAGCGGCTTCGGTAGCGTGCTGATCGCATGCATCACCTTGCCGGCGGCGAGCATGTGCTGGCAGCGGTTCAGGTTCCCCGCGGCGCGCCCGGTCTGCGTCTCGTAGGCGGCGATGATCTGGGAGTCGATGGGGAGCAGGCCCTCCGGCTCCTTGCTCTCGCCCTGGTACCCCTCGGGGAAGCGGGCCACCAGTTTCTTTCGGCGCTTCGCCCTGGTCTTCCGTGTCGCCTCTTCGGCATCTTCGATGGCTTTCGCCATCACCGACGCACCCGGGATGTGGTACGCGTCCTGCCAAGCCTGGCGCGCGCTGATCAGTCTCATTTCGACTCTCCCCTGTAGTTTCCTGTAGTCACTGCTCGCCCTCGAGGAGAGGGACGACTTTCACTCGCACGCCCGGCGTTTCGCCGTAGCGCTTCCCCACCACCGCCTTCACGACCTGGACGTCGTCCTTCCAGACCACGCCGTTGAGGCCGTCGTAGATCGCCTTGATCACGTTGTCCATGTCGGGCTTCTTGGTCGGGTACAGGCCGCCGGCCAGCGCCAGCGACTTCCGCTTTTTCGACATCGATTGAGGGATGCTGAGCGCGATGTCGAGCTCGACCAGCACCGGGCCCTCGAACAGCGCACGACCTGCCATGGCCTGCTGTCCGCTGTGAGCGATCAGCCCCTCGTAGTTCGCCGTCTTCGCCGGCGTGAACATCCTGGCGTGGGCGCCGACGCGACCGATACGAGGTCTCCCCTTCCCCACCGGCTCGCCGGGTACGGTGAACATCACCGGGCGGAAGTCATGAATCACGGTGCACCTCCGGCGCTTTCCGGCGCATCTTGGCCAGCAGCAGTTCCCGCGCCTGGGCGCCACTGAGGCCATCCAGACCCTGGGCCTGCATCCGCCGGCGGAGCTGCTGCTCGGCCTCATCCTCGGCCAGGTCCAGCAAGCTCTTCCCGGTGTCATGCTCGATCGCGTGGACGACGGGCTGGCTCAGCGGGATGTTGTTCGCCCAGCGCCGGACCATCTCGGCGTAGTAGAAACCGAAGCGCTTGCGGAGGCGATCGTCGATCACCTCGCCGGTGCGCAGATCGAAAACGCCGGTAGCCTCGGCGGCGGCCTTGACCACCTGGTGGCGGTAGCGGCACGCCAGAGCCTGGTGGAACGCGGTGTCGTGGTCCGGCAGACCGAGCGACTCCGGTTGTACGCTCAAGCAGAGCTCCCGGAATGTCGGCGCCGCCGGCGGCCAATCGAACCGGCTGCCCATGAACGTCAGCATGTTGAGCCCGTGGGCCAGTTGCTGGCCGGTCAGCCCCTGGAGCACGGTAGCCCAGGCACCGTCAGGGTTTGGGTTGTCGCCAAAACTCGACGTCCAGCGGTGCCCGTACATCTCGGTCATCTTCACCCAGAGCCGTTCCAGCAGCCTGTCGGGCAGCCTCGTTGGCTGCGACGATGGCGTTGACGCGGTCGACGGCTGAGCGAGGGCCCTGTCGATGTGAGAGGCCGCGCTTTGCGGCACGATGGCCGGCTTGGCCTTCGGCGTTTCCTGCTTGGTTTCCATGGCTGCTCCTGTTCTGGTCGAAGCGCTGGTTGCGGCGGATTTTCTGTGCCAGTTCGTGCTCCCACTGGCCTTGGGACTGGTATTTCTCGGGGCGGTTGATCCAGTAGCTGCGGAATTCGAGAAGCTCGTCGTCGCGTAGCTGGTAGGTCCCAATCCCGTTCCGCACCAGCGTTGCCGGCCACCCCTTCGCACTCGGCACCCAGGCCTCATGCATCGGGAATCGGTCAGCACCAGATACCGGCTCTGCCTCGCGCGCGTTACGTGACGGAGGAGGTATCGGAGGAAGACCGGATGTAGGCCCCACCTCTGGCCCCACCTCTGGATAACCTCCGGCCCTACCTCTGGCCCTACCTGCTCCAGCCTCTTCGCTGTAGCCCAGTAGTTCCGGGGCTTCTGGCTCTAAATCCTTGGCCCCACCTCTGGCCCCAGGTCTGGCCCCACCTTGGTCAAACCTCTGGCCCCACCTCTCCGAGGCGAATTGATCCCGTGAAGCCTTCGGCAGGTGGAAAACGAAAGGACCGATGCTGGGCATAGGCTCGACCATGCCGCGGCGCACCAGCGCATCGATGGTGTAGCGGGCCTCCTTGCGGGTCGCCTTGTGCGCAGGACGCCCAGGTGAGGCCGGGATGCTCAAAACCTCGATCAGCATCTGCTCGCTCAAGCGGCGGGTTTCGCCAGCGATGCCGGTTGTGTAGTCCATGAACATCCGGATCGCGCAGTACACCTTCAGCAGCTGATGCGGCTCGTCGAAGAGCGCATCCCACTCCTCGTCGTTGATCTGGAAGGACGGCACGGCTACCCCTGAACAAGGCGCGGCCGGCGCATCTGATCGATCATCCGCAGCGCCTCATCGGTCGCCGCCCTGGATTCGGAGAGCTCTCGGTGGGCCTCCTGCAGTTCCTGGTCATCGGCGCCGTCGACGAGGTTGGCAACAGCCTGCTGCGCCTCACCGTTCTCCTTGATGAGTGTTCGGAGCATGCAGAGCACCTCCGGCCGCTGGCCGGCATCGCCGCCGATCAAGCGCACCGACACGCCCAGCGGCGTCAGGATGTCGCCCAGGGCCTGGACCTTCAGGTCAGTCGGCAGCGCGGCGAGGATGCTGGGTACGAAGTTCGCCGGCACCAGGTTGGTGTCCTTGGTGCCGTCGTCGAGCCAGCGGAAAACGCGGTCGGCGTTGACCTTCATCCGCTCGGTTGTATCGCGCGTCGGCGGGTCGAAGACGATGCCGGTGACCAGCGCTCCCTGGATGCGTTCGTGCACCTCCACGATGTGCTGGACGACGGTCTCGCGGCTCCACCCCTCTCGGCGGCGCCATTGGTTCACCACGCCGAGCAGCGTGGAAATCAGGGTGTGCGATTCGGTTCGCATGCTTTGTGGCCTCCCGGCCGGTAAATTGGCTCGGGTCAGGCGGCGCCGCGGAGAATCTTCTCTGCCAGCGCCACCAAGTCAGGACGAAGGCCGGCAATGGTCACTTTCCCGCTCGACGCATCCTGCAGACGCTCGGCAAGCTCAGGAGACGCTTTTCGATGGCCTCCTGCGAGCTGATACAGATGACCCACGGAAGTGCCAGCAAGCCGAGCCACGCGCTCGCGCTCTTCAGGTGTGGCGCTGGTCAGCCAGCTACGCAGTTGATCGGACATGAGTGCTTCTCCTAGATACCTGCGGAGAATTTAGCTCATGGCTAATCGCATCTCAAGAGGAATTTAGCTTTGGGCATATTTAGCTGCCTGCTAAAAAATGGCATCTTGGCCGGCATGGATATCTACGAAATCAGAAAGCAGAACCTCATCAGGCTCATCGGAAGCCAGCGCAAGAGCGCTTGTGCCGAGCGCTGGGAAATGAGCCCCGCCCATCTGAGCCAGATCCTGTCTGACAAAACAAAAAAGAACCTCGGCGATGACGTGGCCCGGCGCATTGAAGCGCTCCAGGGCCTCGCAAGGGGATGGATGGATCTGCCTCACGAAAAGCTGTCCGAACCGGCCGTGCCAATCGAGGCGGAACTTATCGGACCAATTTCCGCCTGGGATGATGAAACCCCTCTGGAGGATGACGAGGTGGCGGTGCCTCTTCTAAAGGACGTAGAAGTTGCGGCCGGTTCAGGTCGGTCTGCGGATGAATTCAAGACCAGCAAGAAGATCCGTCTCGGCAAGTACACGCTACGCAACCAGGGCGTTCAGTTCGATATGGCGGTTTGCGTGACAGTCCGCGGAAACAGCATGGAGCCCGCCCTTCCGGATGGCAGTACCGTCGGCGTCAATCTGGGGTGCAAGTCGATCAAGGATGGCAAGGTCTACGTCATCACGCATGCATCTGAATTGCGGGTCAAAGCACTGTATCGGCTACCCGGCGGCGGCATCCGTCTGAGGAGCTTCAACCAGGCTGAGTATCCCGACGAGGAGTACAGCCAAGAAGAGATGGTCGAAAAAGGCATCAGCGTACTCGGTCGCGTATTCTGGTCGTCGGTACTTTGGGACTGAATAAAGGAGCCCTTATGCAGACAAGACGCCTGATCGGGATTGGCCTGATTCTTCTCGCGATTCTCATCGCCGTGATGTTCCCGCTCCCTCCTGCAGACCCCGCACTTGGCCGGCCCATCACTGACTTCTGGTACTTGATCCTGGCCATTTTTGGTTTTGCGCTTCTGATATGGCCAGCCGCTCGAAAAAAATAATCATCGCAGAATCATGAATTTAGCCCGCTTCGAGCGGGCTTTTTCATGGCCGGCTAAAAATATTTAGCTTCAAGCTATTGACGAGAAATTAGCTCATGGCTAAATTTTACCTCAACGCCAGCGCACACTGCCGGCCCAGGCCACCGAGCCGACCGCTCTTTCACAACCCGACAGCAAGAAATCAACAACAGATCGCATTGCCTCTACCGGCGACCGGCGATCCGCGCTCAGGCAATGCGGGCCTGGGCAACGCAGGAAGAACCTGCGGCGGACGAGGACCAGACCGAACCGAGCGAATGACCCGGAAAGCAATGCGCCCCGCCACCCCGGCGGTAATGGGCAGGAACCTGGCTGTGCCGTGCGGCAATCGGCGCCGCAGTCAGGGGAATGACAGCAATGAGCAGCACCCGCGGGTTGTAGAAGCCCAGTAGGCGAACGCGGGAGAAACACCGAATCGAATTAGCGCGCCCAGCTTCGGCTTAAGGCGCGCCGGACCTCATGCACCCTGCCCCATCACCCGGGCGCCTGCTCTGTAGCGTGCATGTTGCAAGGACCAACGATCCGCAGCGAAAGCAAGTTGGCTGATTGAAGCTGCGGGGAGGAAGAGCGAGCCCACACACCGATAACCCAGAACCTGCAATCAGCAGCGGGAGCGGGCATCGCCAGGGGTGTTTCCTGGATGACAGTCGGGAATAGACCGGCACCGATTTCTCAGATGCGCTTGGAGACAGGCGTATCGAGGAAGTCAGCACGCCCTGGAGGGCAACAACAATGACGCGCAACGAGTACGACGAGATGGAAGCCACTGCAAACGTGGCATTGGCTGGCCTTCTGGCTGGTGAAGGCCAGTGGGTAAGCAATCCCAACGAACTTGTCAGGCATGCATTCGACATAGCCGAAGCCTTCAACGTCGAGAAGAAGCGCCGACTCGGCGAACGTCCGGAATGGGACAACTGAACCGCTATTGATACGGACCGCCCCGGTTCGCCGGGGCATCAACGAGGAAAGGACATGAAACTCTACACAAGAAGCGATGGGATTCTTGCTCTCAAGAAGGAACGCATTGAAGCATGCAAGGCGGCGGGAGTTACCGTGCTTGGATTCGGTGAGCATCTGCCAAAGGATGGAATCCTGATAGCCGACTGCCGCCCGCGCGGATTCGTTGGAGGCCGTGTGCTTGAGCGCGATCCCGCAGCAACGATGCTGTACGTCGGAGACGTATTCAAGCCGGCAAAGACCTACTACTTCGAGAGTTTCGAGCGCGCCTTAAAGAAAGCCAAGAAGCTCGCAGCTTAACCCGCCGCCCTGCCGGGCTTCCAACGCAGGCCCCATCGCCAGGCTGTATCGGAGAGTGGTCTGAATGCGCAGGCTGATGCGCCAATGCCGCCATGAACCCGTGATGCAACTAGACCGGGGATTGCTGACGAGCAAGCGGTAGCCAATCAGGCACGAAGGCGGGTCGAACCGCCAGGCAAAGACGGAGACTCAGCACCGGCCAGACCACTCCCCCATACAGCTGACATGGAATCAAGCACTACCATAGGGAATAGGATTCCCTCGTATGGAGAGCCGCGAGGGGTTAAGCTCACCTGTCACGCAGCAGGCATGGAGGATGAGCTTTGCACATACTTATTATCCCGTCGTGGTATCCGGCGTATCCAGGCGATATCAACGGAAGCTTTTTTAAGGAGCAGGCTGAAGCGTTAGCGAAGCACGGATGCAAGGTTGGGGTTATCTACCCTCAGCTCCGATCCCTGAGGAACTGGCGTGGAGTGTTGAAAGGCGAATCCGGTCTTTCTCACGAAGTCGAGAACGGGATTCCTACATACAGATGGCACGGGGTGAACTGGTTCCCGAGGATAGCCAAGATGAACGGATGGCTATGGGAGTTACACGGGGCAAAGCTGTACGAAAAGTACGTTGATGACCACGGCAAGCCGGACATAATCCATGCCCACTCGATGCTTTACGCTGGGCACCTGGCCAGCAAGATTTCAGAAAAATCAGGAATCCCATTCGTTGTTACTGAGCACAGTTCTGCTTATGCAAGAGGTCTGTATAACAAATCACAAATAGCACTTGCTCAGACTGTAGCCCCAAAGGCTGGAGCAAGGATCGCAGTAAGCACCGAGTTCACTAAGCTTTTGAGCAAGCTGCTCACTTGCGAGAACAATGATTGGGAGTACATTCCAAACATTGTCAATCAAGACTTCTTTGACAGGAGTATTGATCAGAAGAATGAAGATGAAGACAGTTTCGTCTTCTTGAATGTAGCTATGCTTGACAGGAACAAAGATCAGGCAACCCTTATAAAGGCCTTCTCAAAAGCATACGCCAACAACGATAAACTTCGCCTCAGAATAGGAGGAGACGGCCCTTGCCGAGAGGAACTAGAGAGCCTATCAGAGGAGCTAGGGATATCAGATAGTGTAACGTTCCTTGGAAAGCTGAGCCGATCCCAGGTAATTGACGAAATCCAAGCATCAGATGCTTTTGTCCTTTCAAGCGTCTATGAAACGTTTGGCGTTGTCGTGGTTGAGGCAATGGCACTTGGAAAGCCGGTAATATCGACATCCTGCGGCGGGCCAGAGTCGATCATTTCGAAAGAGAGCGGTATTCTGGTTCCGACTAAAGACGCAGACAAGCTCGCGCACGCCATGCTGTCACTCTTCCACAACCGACATAAGTATGCCCCGACCAAAATAAGAGAATATTGCTATAGCAGATTCAGTGAAGAGTCCGTGGTTAATTCTCTTAAGGACGTCTATCAAAAACTGGCTAAGACATGACCAACTGAAGGTCTTATCGGCAATCAGTTGCCAATCCTATTCACGCATTTAGCCCGCAAACCTAGCGGGCTTTTTAATTCCCGAAGATTACGACAGTCAAAGTCGGAAAGCCGTACTGACCTCTTACCTCGCGCCGCTTCCCTGAGGCGACCGCCATCCCGAACGGAGTCACACCATGCTGATCTTGACCAGAAGACCCGGCCAAACCCTGCATATCGGCGACAACATCACCGTCACGGTCCTGGGCAGCCAAGGCGACCAGGTGCGCCTCGGCATCACCGCCCCGGACGACGTCGCCATTCACCGCTCCGAGATCTACCAGCAGATCGGCAACGTCCGTCCGGTGCCGCCGGCGGAACTGGTCGAAGCCTGGAACCGAGAGCACCCGGCGCCCGCGCTGATCGAGTACCGCCCGTACCGAGGGGCCGAACCACAGCGCACCCGCACCGTCGGCCGGGCCAGCGTGTCGCTTGGCGGGGCGGCGGTTATCTGGATCGAAGGCCAGTCGGCGCCGGTGGCGTTGCGGGCCTGCACCGCGATCTCCTGACTTCGGCGCCTGGCCCATTGCCGGGCGTTAAACCCAAGGCGAGCGCCCGCCGGTCCAACGGCGCGCACAACGGAGGATCTCGACATGTAGCCCAGCCCCAACGGCAGATCGCCAACATGCGGTCGAGCCTGTACCCAACCGCTTTCACATAAGGCGGTGCATGTAAGTGGAGACAGGGCGCTTGGCGGCGCCCTTCTCTTTCCTGCTCCTGGCTCGGCCAGGGCGCAGCGGGGAGTGATCTGCGGCGTGGAAGCTGGGAGCCGAAAGCTCCCTGGAGACATGCGGGAAGCGCGGGAACAAGCGCGCACGTGGGCGGCCAATGGCCGATGAAGTTCCGGGCATCAGCACAGTCACCGCAACAGCGGCAAACACCCGAGAAGCGCACTGATGCCAGCGCCGGAGTCGCGACCGGCCAGATCACTCCCCGCTGCGCATGCAGCGTTCCCCCTCTTCGCCCGTCTCCGGCCGGGCTTTTTTCGAGCGTTTCCGCATGCCGACGCATCGCCGGCAGCCGAAAGCGCTCCCGCCCCTCGGCCAGGGGCTCTCTCTCAAAGGACCGAATCATGACCCGCAAGAAGAAGACCGAGGTTGAAGAGATCGTCACCGCCTACAAGGGGTTCAAGCAAGACCTGACCTGTCGCGGCTACCAGTTCGAGATCGGCGGCACCTACAAGCACGAGGGCGAAGTAGAGGCATGCGCCTCAGGCTTCCACTCCTGCGAGTACCCCCTTGATGTCTTCGGCTACTACGCCCCAGGCGACAGCCGATTCGCCATCGTGAAGGCTTCGGGACAACTGAGCCGTCACGACGATGACAGCAAGATCGCCAGCGCCACCCTGGTGGTGGAGGCGGAAATCAGCATGCCGACCATGATCTCGAAAGCCATCGACTGGATCATGGCTCGGTTGGACAGCTCGGTTGAGCAGACAGTGGTGGGCGACACCGCCAGCAACACCGGCGACTAC